TTGCTCCTGCTAGTATACCTCAAGCGGTATTGATTATTGCTAAGTATCAATATCAATCAGCATTTGTTGCTGATCAGGAAATTAATCTCTTAGCAGCGTTAACTGAAATTATGGTGGAGTGTCAATTCAAATGACTAAAAAAATTTTTAAAAGAACTTATCGTGTAGCATTTCATCCTAACGTGGTGAAGATGATTGAAGGTGCTAAAAATGGAGTAGCAGTTATGTGGGGATATCATGATTTGATAGATCATAATCATGAGGATGATAGATTCATGACATTAGATGTTGCTTTTACTGAAATTCATAAAGAAGCAAAAAAATATAAAGTAAAGTTTAACAGGATCTATAATCGTGAGGTTAGATCTCTTGTCAAAAAACAGGGATGGACGATGTATGATGTAAGAAAGATGGAAAAAAGAGATAAAGAACATGCTGAATTAAAACATCAAACAAGACTAGGAATTGAGCGAGAGGTTTGGGCACAGTATGAGAAGGGTATCATAACAGAAAATCCTATCGGAGTGTTGTGTGAGATATTTCAAGGTCCTGAGTGGAGAAAGAAAGATGATTATGAAATAGAACAACTTGAATTTAAAAAGAAATTAAAGAAGGAGGGTAAGTTGACTTATTGGCAAATTCAAGATGCTGCTTATGAAAAAGCATATGAAGAATTGGGAGATGCACCAGATGGTTTTCATGGATTAGATGTTGAAGGAAATGCTCCTATATGGAAACCTATATTTGATAGAGGGTATTGGGAATTTGAACATATATCTGAAGATGTTCCAGATTGGATATCTGAAAGAGAATATTCTATAGCACACGAAGAACTGTATGAACCAGAAGTTCAAATACTGAAAACAAAAAAAGGAAGAAGAGTTAATTGGGCATCTAGAAATCGTGGTAAAGTTGTGGTATCATCTAAAAAATTTAGAAAGGATACAAAAATATATCCAGAAAATCTTAATCCTGATGGGAGTAAAAATTAAAATGAAAATGAGTAAACGTGATCGTGTGAGAGCACAAGTAAAATCCAGATGGTATTATGCATTCTGGGGAACTGCAACTGTAGCAGTTGTAGCAGGGCAAATCTATGTTGGCACATCATATCGTGCTATGGCAAAGTCTATGAATAGATGGTTTGACACAGCACTGGAAGTGCTTATTCCTGATGCTCCTACTATTCCTCGTGGTAGAGGATTATACGAACCTTTGATCCCACCTCCAACAGGTGATTTTGGTCGAGATCAAATAGATCTTACTGAGTTAGATCCTGATGATTACATTATTTGGTTAGAGGTAGATGAAGAAGTCTGAACTAATACACTATCGCTTACAGGCAATGCTACGTGAGCATACATTCAATGGTGATACACTTAAATACCTAGGTGTAAGAAAAGATAGTATCGGTATTCCACAACACTGGTATAGTATAGATGGCAATGAAGTGCCAGTAGATTGTATAGAAGAACTAGAGTCGGTAGAAGAAGAATGAAAACACCACTACGATATCCTGGCGGTAAGTCAAGAGCAGTTCCTAAGTTATGTCAGTGGTTACCCGCTGAGATCACGGAGTATCGTGAACCATTTTTAGGTGGTGGTAGTATGGCAATTGAGATGACAAAACGTTATCCTAATTTGTCTATCTGGGTCAATGATCTATATGAACCTTTATATCTCTTCTGGTTAGCATTGAGGGATGATGGTGACTATCTGTATAAAGAACTTATACAACTGAAGCAGAGATATCCAGATCACGGTTCTGCTAAACAATTATTTTTAGATGCAAAAGAAAAAGTAAATGAAAAGGATCTTTCGTATAAGGACAGAGCAGTTGCTTTTTATATTGTTAATAAGTGTAGTTTCTCTGGTCTCACTGAGAGTTCGTCCTTCTCTCCACAAGCAAGTGATTCCAACTTCTCCGCAAAAGGTATCGAGAATCTCAAACACTATTCTCGGTTGATAAAGAACTGGAAGATTACATGTGAGGATTACGCTGTTCTGGTAGATGATTGTCTAGCACGTGGTGAGATTACGTGTGATGATAATACATTCATCTATGTTGATCCTCCATACAATATCAAAGATAATCTATATGGTCATAAAGGTGCAATGCATAAAGGTTTTGACCATGCAAGATTTGCTGATGTAATGGATGACACAATGGGTAATGTTATGATATCATATAATAACCACCCAGATATCGTTCAAAGATTTGAAGAGTGGCATCAGTATGACTTTGCTCATACTTATACAATGCGGTCTACAGGAACATACATGATAGACCAAACAAAACGTCGTGAACTAATTTGTCTTAATTATGGAAAGTATCGGAGTCAGAGTATTGCCTAGTGGATATTGTCAACTCTACAATACACGTAGAGGAGGACTATCTACATTTGCTCCTAATTCACAATCAGCAATTATCATGGGTGAAGAAGTCCATGTGCAAACTAAAGATGGTAGAACACAAATTTACCGAGTCAACAATGGTAGAACAGGTGTCGTAGGTCCTATCAGAACATTCTAATGAAGCATGAACTTAAGGATTGGTTAAACTCTGTCAACTTTAATAAAGATAATCTGATAGAGAACGATCCAGAATCAATCTCATCCTATCCACCATACATTGTCAATAGGTGTTTGTCAGGACATCTAGACACTGTGCTGTTTGCAAATGAAATGAACAGGTATAGTAACCTTGACAAGGATATGCAGTATAGTTTCTTCCTATATACCTTAAGAAAACGAAAAAGGTTTTCTCCTTGGTTGAAGAAGGAACAAGTCGAGGACTTGGATCTTGTTAAAAAACACTATGGTTATAGTAATGAAAAGGCAAAGGTCGCAGTAAGTCTTTTAACCAAAACCCAACTTGAATATATTCGTAACAAACATGACATGGGAGGACTACGATGACTGCGATTACTGAGGAAGTTTCTTGGACTACCGAGAGTATGATAGAGGTAGGTCTACGCGAACCTGATGACTTTTTAAAAGTTAGAGAAACACTGACAAGAATTGGAGTAGCATCCAGAAAAGAAAAGAAACTATATCAATCATGCCACATACTGCATAAGCAGGGTAAATACTACATCGTGCATTTCAAAGAGTTATTTGCTTTGGACGGAAAGAAAGCGAACCTAAGTCTTAACGATGTGCAACGTAGGAACCGTATAGTGCAGTTGCTAGGTGACTGGGGTTTGGTATCAATCAATAGCAAAGAGAGTATTGCTGACGTAGCACCACTAAGTCAGATCAAAGTTCTTGCTTACAAGGAGAAGGGTGACTGGACTTTAGAGAGTAAGTATAATATAGGTAAGAAGAAGGAGGAGTAACCGTATATAATTCGTCGGTATCTACCCTATCATATATTCTGTGTATGTGATTAAATAGTAGTGTCGCCTTCGGGGACAAAAACTAAACACTCGCTATAATAGGAGAACTACTATGGAAATTCAAAGGTACACTGCTGCTGACTTGCCAACACTATTTGACAAGATCACCAAGAACAGTATAGGATATGACTTCGACTCATTCTGGAACGCTACACAAACCAGTTATCCACCCTATAACCTGATACATATTTCTAATGAAGAATCAAGACTCGAAATCGCACTCGCTGGCTTCAAAAAAGATGACGTCAAAGTCTTTACGGAGTATGGAAAAATATATGTTGAAGGCAGCAAAGAAAAACAAGAAGATGATGGAACGTATGTCCATAAAGGATTGGCAAGACGTGCCTTCCAACGTGCATGGACGCTCTCCGATGATACAGAGGTTAGATCCGTCAGCTTTGACGACGGACTCCTTAGTATCGTATTGGGAAAGGTAGTTCCTGATCATCACAAAAGGGTAGATTATATCTAAACTACATAGGGGGATTGACAAAAGTTGATCCCTCTTTTATAATATTAGTAAAAGCATTTTTGACATGGCAAAAGGTAAGAAAGAACCTATTAATATCACTCCTCCAACTCCTCCTCAGTTTCTTGTAAAATCTGAGAGAGTCAAGGTTGTTGTAATGTTTAACGGAGATAGTATTATCTGTGATTTACAAGAGGCAGTTGATAAAGAAACTGGTGCAAGACAAGCATACATAGCAAACTACCCATACAAAGTTGAATACGATCAACCTAAGATGGACAAGACAGGAATCGTAACAGACCCAGAAGTTAAAGTTCATTACTCACCATGGTGTCCGTTATCACCAGAAGTCAAGATTCCATTGAATCATAATATGGTTGTAACTGTATTAGAACCAGTCCCTAGTCTTCGTGATACATATATTACTAACGTGCAGAAGATGGGTGGCAACGTAGAATGAGCATAAAGATTTTATTATTAAAGTCTAACGAAGAGATAATTACAGAAGCAAGGGAGATGGTTGATCCTGATACAAAGGAACCCATCGGTTATCACTTGCATAAACCCTTTCGTCTAGAGATTGTATCTGACGAAGGGGATCTTGTTTTTAACAGAGAAAAAGGTTATCAATTATCATGGTTTCCATGGGCACCTCTGAGTAAAGATAAAGATTTCTTTCTTCCTGCAGGACATGTAATCACAGCGTATGAACCTTTAGATAGTATTACAGATCAATATGTTCTGGCAATCAAAGAAGATCAATACGAGAAAAACTTTAAGGCACACGAAGATGTCATCGCAGGTGTTACTGACGAAGATTTAGATATGGAACAGATATTTAAAGATGCCGAAGCAGTTCTAGATGAGGAAACTTAAATTATATGATACGGATGATAATGTAATTCTATCATATACAACAGATCATGAGTTTCATGGTAGTCAACTTATTGAGATTACAGGTCCTGTTCTGATAGGAAAATGTCTTGTTGATTACCCTGCAAAAATTAATGGTGAGTTTGGTATTGTAACTTTTGATCAACCAATAGAGACACCTCTATACACATTAGATTTTGTTCCACAACCCTTTCCGTTATTTGTAGGTAGCACACAACAGTTTGAGCATCTTATGTTCAACGGTCCTACTTACTTTAACATAAGGGTTGACGAATATAGACCTTGGATGTATATTGGTAATCTAATTACCAAAAAATTTATCCCAGAACTAAAATCTATTTCTCCAGTATACAATTACAAGAAACAAGATAATAACATCTGGGACAAAAAAGACTTACGCAAATTAGAAACATTATGCAAATCGCTTTGATAATTTTAAAGAGTGGTATTGAACTAATTACCATGGCAGAACAACTAGAAGAAGAACCTAGTTGCCACATGCAAGATCCTTATAAGATCAATGAGGATGGCACTCTAGAACCATGGCCACGTTTTACAGAAGACACAGACGTATTGCTTTATTCTGAAACTATTGCTACAATAGTCACACCAACATCAGAACTGAAGAAGAAATACGAGACTGTTACTAAATGAGTTTTTACACCAACGTTCAACTGGTCGGAGATAACATTCATTACATTGGATATGAAGATGGTCAACGTATTCAACGTAAGTTCAAGTTTTCTCCGACTCTTTTTATTGTCACCAATAAACAAACTAAACACAGAACACTTGATGGTAGGTATGCGAAACCAGTCAAGTTTGATTCTGTAAGAGAAGCACGTCAGTTTGTAGAAAAATATAAAGAAGTTCCTAACTTTGAGGTGCATGGTTATGACAGATATTTGTATCAGTTTATATCTAAAGAGTTTCCTGATGAAGTAGATTACGACTTCAAAGGAATGAATATCATGTCACTCGATATCGAGGTTGCATGTGAGAATGGATTCCCTAATGTCAGAGAGTGTGCTGAGGAAATGCTCAGTATCACAGTGCAGGATTATCAAACTCGTAAGTTAAAAGTATTTGGCACTCGACCCTATAAGAACACACGTGATGATGTAGAGTTTATTCTATGTGATGGTGAAGAACATCTACTTCGTTGTTTTTTAGATTACTGGATACAAAACTTTCCTGACATTCTTACTGGTTGGAATGTTGATGGATATGACGTGCCATATATTTGTGGTCGTCTTGAGAGATTGTTTGGTGAGAAAGAAATGAAGTTGATGTCACCATGGGGCATCGTAAAGAGAGAAGAGATAGAAGTAAAAGGTCGTGAGCAAATATTCTATAGAATGCTTGGTATCAATGTCATTGACTATCTTGATCTATATAAGAAGTTCACCTATACAAACCAAGAATCTTATCGTCTAGATCATATTGCATTTGTAGAACTTGGTCAAAGAAAAGTTGACCACAATGAGTTTGAAAACTTCAAAGATTTCTATACAAAAGATTGGCAAAAGTTTATTGACTACAACATCGTTGACGTGGAACTGGTCTCACGACTAGAAGAGAAGATGAAGTTGATAGAACTTGCTGTTGCCCTAGCATATGACGCTAAGGTCAACATGCAGGATGTATATTATCAGGTAAGAATGTGGGACACACTGATCTACAATTTCTTAAACAAAAAAGGTATTGTTGTTCCACCAGGTAAACGATCAGACAAAGACGAAAAATACGCAGGAGCTTATGTCAAGGAACCGACTGCAGGACGCTATAATTGGGTGGTCTCTTTTGACCTCAATTCTCTGTATCCTCATCTTATTATGCAATACAATATTTCCCCAGAGACCCTCGTTGAAAAAAGGCATCCATCCGCTACTGTTAATGGACTCCTCTCGCAATCGGTAGAGGTTCCAGAAGAGTTTTGTCTGTGTGCTAATGGTGCAATGTATCGTAAAGACATTCATGGTTTCTTACCAGAGATGATGAAGAAGATTTACGATGAACGTGTGCAATCTAAAAAGTTGATGATCCTTGCTAAACAGGAATATGAGAAAACCCCCACAAAGGAATTAGAAAAAAGCATAAGTAAATATAACAATATTCAAATGGCACGTAAGATTCAATTGAACAGTGCTTATGGTGCTATTGGCAATCAGTATTTTAGATACTATAATATTATTAATGCTGAAGCGATTACGTTATCTGGTCAGGTGTCTATCCGATGGATAGAACACAAGATGAATACGTATCTAAACAACTTATTGAAAACGGAGAAGAAAGATTATGTCATTGCTAGTGATACTGATAGTATCTACCTCAATTTGGGTGATTTGGTCGAAAAGATATACAAGGGGAGAGAGGCAACTAATCAGAGCATCGTCTCTTTCCTTAATAAGGTGTGTGAAATGGAACTTGAAAAATATATTTCTAGTTCTTATGAAGCGTTGGCCACATATGTAAACGCATACGAGCAAAAGATGATTATGAAGCGAGAGAACATCGCTTCTACTGGTATCTGGACTGCAAAGAAAAGATACATGCTCAATGTATGGGATAGTGAAGGTGTAAGATACAAAGAACCCAAACTAAAAATGATGGGTATTGAAGCAGTCAAGTCATCGACCCCTGCAACATGTAGGGATGCGATTAAAGATGCTATCAAGATCATGATGAGTGGTTCAGAAAATGATTTGATAACTTACATAGATACCTTTAGAAAAACATTTGAAAATTTACCACCAGAAGACATTGCATTTCCGAGGTCAGTTAATGGACTACGCAAATTCAAGGCGTCAACAACCGTGTATACAAAGGGCACCCCTTTACATGTTCGTGGAACTTTGCTTTATAATTTTCACATCTCAAAAAACAGACTTGAATACAAATATCCACTCGTTCAAGAGGGTGAGAAAATAAAATACTTATACCTCAGACGTCCAAACAAAATAAACGAAAACGTTATATCTTTCCTCAATACCTTTCCAAAAGAATTGGGACTTGAAGGACAGATAGATCGTGATGCTCAATTTAAAAAATCCTTTCTTGACCCTTTACAAATCATCACTTCTGTGATAGGATGGGAAACAGAGAGGAAGACGACTTTAGATTTCTTATTTGCATGACTACATCATTTTTAAAAAACATTGTCAAAGAGATTGACAATGACTACGCAGGA